GTCATGGATATTGTTGGACTTTTTCTGCCAGATCCAGAGCATCTCATTGGTACAACTTTTGATGGCTGTTCTACGAAGTGTGATAGCCGGAAATTCCTTTGACAGATCATAGCGGTTCACGACACCAAACTTTTTTACGGTATAAGCGCTTGTGCCATCCTCCCATTTTGGTCGCACCTTCTCTCCTTCGGTGCTAATTCCATTCGTAATGATATCATTACACATATCTACAAAAATCTGATCTGCTAGACTCACTTGTCATTTCCTCCCATCTTTATGTCAAATCATATATCATTTCAATCAATGTATAGCAATGCCATATTATTATTTATTGTAGCGAATTTATCCCAGGAGCGCAACAAAAGAAGTTGCCTTTTGTCGCAAAAAGGATTATATTTATAGAAGAAATTAATCGAAGGAGTAAGACAGAATGAGCCAGGAAAAAGTTGACTTACGCAAAGAACAGAAACACAACCGTAAGAAGATCCTCAAAAAGCAAAAGATGGAACACATCCTTCTTGCTGTAGGCGGTATTGTTGTGGCAGTCGCTATCGTTGTATGGGCAGGATTTTCTGCACACACAAAATACGAGGAGAAAAAGGCTGAAACCCCTACTTATTACAGTGTAGATACCTCAGATCTGACAGAGTATCTTTCTTCTTTGCAAGACTAGTTCATATACATATTGATACAAGACATACAGGCACTTCACAAATTCATGTTGTGAAGTGTTTTTTTATGCATTTTTCACAGGCTATTGACATATCCTAGCAAAGCGTGTTATAAGTGTACTAGTACAACTAATACAGTTTCAGAAATGGTAAAGGTGGTGATTCCTTTTATGATTCAACTAAACTATCGGGACTCCAAACCCATCTACGAACAGATCAAGGATGGCTTAAAGCGTCTCGTGATCACCGGAGCGATTGCTACCGATGAAAAACTTCCCTCCGTGCGCGAACTTGCAAGCCAGTTGGCGATCAATCCCAACACCATCGCCAAGGCGTTCCGTGAATTGGAGCAGGAAGGTTACATCTACACGATCACAGGCCGTGGCAGTTTTGCTGCAGACAGAAAAGATATTTCAGCCGGGAGGAATGACGAATTGCTAAAAAAATTTGACGAGATCGTAAAAGAACTTCTCTTCTTAAGCGAAGACAAGGAGCAATTAAAAGAACGCATTGAAGTGCTGGCAAAGATGATTCAGATCAATAATGTTTCCAAATCTTTCCATGGCACACAAGCCCTCGACCATTTGCAGATGCATGTACCTAAGGGTGCCATCTATGGTCTGGTCGGTCCCAACGGTGCCGGAAAGTCCACTATCATCCGTCATATCGTCGGTGCCTACCGCCCAGACGAAGGCGAGATTCTCATTGACGGTGAAAACATCCGGGAAAATGCTTCCATTAAAGAAAAAATCGCCTACATCCCGGATGAGATCTTTTATTTTTCGCAAGCGACCACGCTTGATATGATGCATTACTACAAGGGCTTATATCCGAGTTTTGACGAGCAGTATTTTTATAAGATCTGCAAGTGTTTTCCTATGTTAAACCTCAAGAAACCTATCCGGTCTTTTTCCAAGGGTACCATCAAGCAGGTGGCATTTGTTCTGGCTCTGTCCATCCATCCTGCCCTGCTCGTTTTGGATGAACCGGTCGATGGCTTGGATCCGGTCATGCGCCGACAGATCTGGAGCCTGATCATGGGCGAAGTTGCTGATCGTGGAACGACCGTACTTGTCTCCTCACACAATCTGCGTGAGTTGGAAGACGTCTGCGATCACATCGGCATCCTAAGCCATGGCCATATCATATTGGAACGCTCTTTAGACAATTTACAGAGCAGTGTCACCAAAGTGCAGGTTGCCTTTGACGGCGATCTTCCACCGATCCCGGAGGGACTGCAGGTTTTACATTCCGTGACCAACGGGCGTGTTTCTACCCTGATCTTAAAAGGTCAGCCACGGGAGGCGCAGGAAAAAATGGCAGCCTTGCATCCACTGCTTTTAGATGTTCTTCCTCTGAGCCTGGAAGAAATCTTTATCTATGAAATGGAAGGAGAACATTATGAAGTCAAAAACATCCTTTTTTAACAAGACCATATACAAGAAAAATCTGACTCGCTTTGTGGCTTTTCCGCTTCTTTACTTTGCATTTCTTTTTATCAGTATGTCCTGCAATATGCTCGTAAACCGCCTGAATATGCAAAAGTCCCCGGACGCCTATATCCAGACCCTAAAAACACATCAGGATTTGTATGAAGGGGTGATGAACAGAAATGTACCAATCTTTGTTGCTATTTACATGATCTTAGTGACCTTGGCTGTCTTTTCCTATTTATACCAAAGACGGTCCTGCAACATGATGCATGCTTTCCCGGTCAACCGTAAGATCATGTTTTCAACCGGTATTGCTTCTATTTTGACGCTTACTCTCCTGCCGCAACTGGCAGTAACCCTGATCAATACCATCCTCTATCTTGTCTTTGGTGCCGGAAGTCTGGTATGGATTCCATGGTATTGGATGCTTTGCATGATTGCTTATGATCTATGCTTTTTAGGCATAGCCCTGTTTACCGCCATGATCAGTGGACAGTTAATTACAAATTTCATCTTCTACTGGATCTTCAATTTTATGTTTATGGCGGCTGAGGTCGTGATCCGCGTGCTTTTATCCTTCCTTTGTTTCGGTGTTTATTCTTCGGATATTTACCGGAACAAACTGCTCTGTATGACGCCGTCAGCCTATCTGCCGCATCATACCGGAATTTATATCAATGATGCCACCTACCGGATCTATCATATCCTGCCGGAGGCTCTGCCTACCCTGCTGGTCTATGCCTTAGTCGGCATTGGGCTTGCCGGACTCGCTTACCTGCTTTACCAGCATAAAGCCTTGGAAACCTGTGGTGATTTTATCGCAGTGCCATTTATGAAACCGGTATTTACACTGGGTATGACCTTTTTCGCCTCATTGTTGGCAACCGTCGGCATCGGTTATGCCTTAACCAATCTCCTTTCCGAGAATGAGACGGTATTTTTTATCAGCATCATGATCCTATGTCTCGGCATCGGTGTGATCCTTTATTTCATAATACAGATGCTGATCGACCGAACCAGACATGTATGGAAAAGGCGGTACATGAAATACTGTTGCATTTACACCGGCGTCATTTTCGCCTTCCTGCTCTGCGTGCGTTTTGATGTATTTGGTATCGAAAGACAGGTTCCGACAGCATCCGATGTTTTTGAAGTAGACATGACGATGGGAGAAACCACCTATGCTCTTACAGATGCCGATGAGATTGCGGATTTCATTTCGATCCACAAAGAGATCATAAATGAAAAAGAAGAACTTTTAGATTATTCCAGACATTGCAGCGAGCCTTATGGATTTTTGGATATTTCCTACCATTTAAAAGACGGCAGTTCACTGAGCCGTTCTTACCGTCTGCCGGATTATGCCGGCAAGTCCGAAGCATATCAGAATACCTGTCAAAAACTCCTGTCACTCTTTAACGACAAGGATGCCATCTTGACCCATGGTATTTCAAAAAACTATGCAGAACTTCAGGCAGAGGATGTGACTTTTTATCCTTTTGACGCCCCGGACGATGGATCTGAAGAAAAGACTTATACGAATGCCCAGTTGCAAAATCTCTATGAGGCATTTGTGCAGGATATTAAGGAAGGCAACTACAAGATCACAGATCTGGACGCCAGCGCGCCATGCTACTCGGATTCCTTCGCTCTTGTCCTAAGATCCCCGGAACCGATCCTGTTGGATCGCACCAAGTATTCCTTCTACTACACCGGTCGTTCTTCCTTAAGTTTATTTACAAACTACGTTAGCGTCACCGGCGCCCTGTCTCCGGTATCCAAAATGGCGGTCGCTGAGGAGACCAAGGAAGCCGTTGCCGCAAATGGAGATATGACCGCACATTTATATATCCACCCGACACCGGACTGCACCCATACCCTGCAGGCGATGATCGACATGGGCATGATCACAAACACCGATGATCTGACCCTATCCACAGCAGGAGAAGTCTATATGTTTACTGATGAGTAAAATATAAGTTACCATAATATAAGAAAAACCATCTTCGCGACCGCACTAAGCGGGGCGAGATGGTTTTTCTTTGTCTTAACAATCTCCTTATTACGCAAAAAAGGAACGAATCAAATTCGTTCCTCATACAAGAGCGACAGACGGGACTCGAACCCGCGACTTCCTCCTTGGCAAGGAGGTGCTCTACCAACTGAGCCACTGTCGCATTTATTATGTTGTGTCCTCTCCGTGACGACAAAAATTATTATATATAACCTTATATTGTTTGTCAACAAAAAAATTAGAATTTTTTTAATTTTAAAAATGTCAACATTAAATTCGACATTTTTTCATGTTTTTATCGTTTTGCCGTTTTGCACAATACGTAGCCTGTTTTATTGTATATTTTCACTTTTAGGCAGCGCAATAGTAAGGCTGCCACTGCTGCCAGCCTCTCACGCTCCCTATTTCCGTTCTTATGCAAGCTGCTTTACCTCTTCCTTGAATAGTTCCCCTGCTGAATGATAGCCATGTATTTTGCGTGGGTATCCGTTTATCCAGTTCTCTATACTCTCTACCTCTTCCTCTGTCCTGTCGTCAAAATTTGTGCCTTTCGGTATCTTCCGGCGTATCATCTTATTTGTTACCTCATTTGTGCCACGCTCCCAACTGCTGTACGGGTGGCAGTAATATACCTTTGTCCGCTTTTCTCCCTCGTTGATAATAGAACGCTGTAAGCCCTCTGCATCTGCAAACTCGCTACCATTGTCTACTGTGATTGTCTTAAATACCCGCTTAAACATATCAGCGCCCCATTTTCTTTCTAATCTATCCAGTGCCGCTACTACTGCCTCGTCTGTATGGTCTGGCAGTTTAAATATAATCTCGTTTCTGGTTTTCCGCTCTGTCAGTACCAGCAACGTATTTTTTGACTTTCCCCGCTTACCTAAAACGCTGTCCATTTCCCAGTTGCCGAACTCTTCCCGTGTATCTATCTCTTTCGGGCGTTTGTCTATACTCTCTCCTGCTGCCGCCCTTTTCTGTTGCCTCTGTACTTTCTTATAATTTCTCTTCTTATTTTTCTTTACTGGCAAATTCTTATTAGACAACTTAAGGAAAATACCCTTATCAATGTAGCTGTATAAGGTCGTTACGCATACTGTTACGGAAAAGTCCCCCTCTTTCCCCTGTGCTTTCAATTCTCCCAGTACCGCAGCTGGGCTGTAATCTTCATTTACTATTTTATCCTCTATATAATTTGCGTATGCAATATCGTTTCCTATTTTAAGCTGTGTACCCCTTGCCTTTAAATTTTCCTCTGCTTTCATTTGTGCCTTGTTTGGGCTATAACTTAATGTTTCTGTATAGTCGCTATTTCTGTGCATATATTCCCCTCGCTTAAGCTCATTGTATATAGTGCTGCGGTGTACGCCCAGCTGTTCTGCTATCTCTATCACGCTATGCCCTGCTTTTTTCAATGCCTCAATACTTATACGGTCTGTCCATGTCAGCTGTCGGCTGCCTTTCTTATTCGCCATTTCTGCTACCTCTCTTTCGTTCCTGTTCTTTCCCCATATACGACGAAAAGCCGCAAACTCTTTTACAAGTCTGCGGCTTATGCCTTTGCCTATTTACAACACTTTTTACAAGCGGTGTATTTCTTCTTTGCTTGGCTTAGCGGTATGCTCTTTGGGTTTTTCATTCCCGAACAGTTAGGCTTACTATGGTATTTTTTGTTGCTACGGTCTACATATACTGTAGTTTCTCCCGTATGCTGGCTTACGCTGGGCGTTGCGTCCTCGATTACGTCAAGCTCTATATTGCACCCGAACGTCTGTACCCCCCCCCAGAAATTTCCAGTATTTCTGCGGTGTAGCGGGCTTTCGGGTACTTTCTCGCTAAGTCCCCCGCCAGCTCTGCCGATAGATTGCCTATTACCTTATCGCCCCACTTTACGTATGCGGCAGGCTCTCCGTTGTATGTGTACTTTTCTACTGTAATATCTTCACTGCCGGACATTCTGCTTAAAATATCCTGCCTGTTTTCTCCGTCCTCATTATTGAACGTCACGCCTACTACTTTCGTTCTGATTGTATCTAAAACCCTGCTACCAGATGCGGCGGCAGGCGCTGGCGTTCTGTTTCCGTTCTCTTTTCCTGCGCTTTTCTTTTTCAGTCCAAAATAGGCGCATACTGCCGCAACCACAATGCAGCCCGCCCCACCTGTTATATTTCCAGACGGCAGCGCCGTTAAACCGCTTACTGCAAATAATGCAGCCGCTGCCACTAAAATTACCTTTTTCTTTGTCATAGTAAGCCCTCGCTTTCGTATCTACTTCAATTCTAAAATTTCATCAGCAGAGGCGTTAAGCTCTCTGCATATTTTCGCAAACATTTCTATTGTCGGTGCGTGCGCCCCATTCTCCCACCTGCTTATATCTTTCTGGTGGACTTGCAGGCGTTCCGCAAGTTCTGACTGTGAAACGCCCGCCGCTTTTCGTGCTTTCCTTATGTTCTCGCCTAAGTTCATGCCTTACCTCTCTTTTCCTTTGCTCTCAAAACGAAAGCAATAAGCAGCTTTACCAGTCCTACTACTACTAAAAATACTCCTAATTTCAAAAGCATACTCTTTACTCGGCTGTGGGTTTGTGTTATATTTTTTATAGGCAGCGGGCTTATCGCCCGCCTGTCGGTTAGGGCTTTCGCCCTAACCTATGTACTTACCGATTATGATAAGTATTATGCCTATGATTAAGTCTATCAATGCGTTGATTGTCAGGTCTCGCCATTCGATAGGCTTTTTCTTTTGTTTCTTTTTCTTACCCATTGTGCCGTTTCTCCTTTCCAGTGGCTTTGCCTCTTATTTGTTCTTATCTCCTTTCCATGATTTTATTATATACCAACTTTGGTATATTGTCAACGCTTTTATGCAGAAAATCCTATAAAATTGCAAAAAAATAGAGGGCAGACAGCGAACCGCCCGCCCTCAAAAACTTAAGCTAATCTTGTGGCATAATCTAAGCTAATCCAGCCTGCGCCACTCTTCAAGCGTCCCCAGCCAACGCTTGCACCCTGTCCGGCTTTCACTTCCACAATGGTAAATACTCCCTTTCCTGTGGTTTCTCCCGTCTTTGCATAGTTCGTGCCTGCTCCTGTTCTGATATTAAGGTCTAAAATATCTACCTGTACGCTAAACGGAACGCCTGCGCTTGCCTGCTGCCCTGCTGCGGTATATACCGCCTTGCCGTTATCATCATATACAGTATAGCCCGCCTTGCAAGCGCTCTTTGCATTTTCCAGCGACGTAAACGCCCCCAGCTGGCTTGCTGCGTCCGTCCAGCTCTTGCGCACTCTGTAATACTTTGTACCGTTTCTTGCTGCATACTTTTTATAGTATCCCTCGCCGTACTCTGCACGCTTTTTCTTTACTGTTTCGCTCTGGTCTGCTGGCTTTTCATATCCAGTAAGAACGGCATCAGATGCAGCACGCACGCTGCCCGCCTTTTTCAGTGCGTCCATTACTGCTGTGTATCCCTGCAATTCTTCCCATAAAAATCCCAGCTGCATATTAAGGTCTGCAATGGATACGCCCGCCTGTTTTGCATGATTAAGCAACGCCTGTTTTCTGCTCCAATACGTCCACTGCGCCAGCCCATAGCCTGCACTGTCCTTTACAAAATTGCCATAGCTGCCATTATCCACCGCTGCTGTATATTCTGCGTCCGTCTTACCCAGCTTATTGTTATAGGTGTTCTGTAAGTTGTTCGGCATAAGCCCGCTTTCAGCATACAGATTACCCATAATACCAGCCACAGCATAAGCATTTAAGCCCTTTCCTGTAAGAAAATTCCAGATTGTTTTTTCATTGCCGCCCTGCGGTGTTTCTGCCTGTCCGCTGATTTTACGCTTAAACTCGTCCCATGTGTGGGCGCTGGTGTTATATACATACGGGTTAGGGCAAATCTTGCCCGTTACGTCGTAATGTCTGATTACATGAGATGCAGGCACTCCGTATTTATTCATAAGGTAACGGGTAAGCTCTGCCGCTGCCTCTACTGTTGCGTCCTCAAAATACCAGTCTTTATCTGTTGCGCCCATGCTCTTTGTGTTTTTCTTCCTTACGCACATTTCAATACCGATACTATTAGCGTTTCGGCACTCTGCGTGCTTATAGCTCGACGCTCCGCAATGCCACGCTATATTAGCGTCCTCTACGCACTGCCATACCTCGCCGTTAAATCCTACAAAGTAATGTGCCGACGCATTTCTATTGCCGCCGCCATAATATCGGCAGTTATCCTCTGCGCCGCCCAGTGCGCCTACATAATGGATAACAATATACTTAATTCTGGAAACGCTGCCCTTATTGAAATTGTACTTACTTATCTTTCTGTTAATGTTCATATTTCCTGCCTTTCCGCATACAAAATAAGCGCCTGCGGTGTCCCGCAAGCGCTCTTTGCTGCTATGTCCTTATTATTCTTATCTTTCCTGTGTCCTGTGTTCCTCTACGTTGCCTGTGGTGCTGTCCCCGTCCAGTTCGTCCGTATACTTCGCCAGAAACTCCCGCACCTTTTCCCATACCTTTTTTACGGGCAGCCCGCATAATGCCA